GAATTCATCTCCATCTATGTACAGGGCTGCTTCGTTAGCATCTAGGGTGTTCACATGCCGAGCATCGCCTAGGAATGTAACTTCTGCGATGGTGGGGTCCATCCAGTCTATAGGATAGGCAATCCGTGAGGCATGAACATAACTCCCGTCAAGAAGTCGCACTGCAACGCAAACGTCGTACTCTGTTTGCTTAGGAAGTCCAGATATGACGAAATGCTTCCGTGAGATATCCGTCAATGATGCAACGCGAAATGAAGACCCAGATGGAACCCACGTGTAAATGTCCAGTGCTGATGGACGCAGGTATATGTCGTAGGCGGCAAAGTCTATACCATCATACACAGACCAGTTGACGGTGAACCTGTCGTCGTAGACTGGGAATGGGCGTTTGTGGGAGAAAGCCATTAGGCTTTCCTATACTCAATTTGGTCGAGCCACCACTCCGAACCATTCGCGTGACTCCCGCGCCAGTACAGCCCGTGCAGTGTGGAAACTGCATTAGCCCCCATAATCGGAATGTAGTCTGTCGTTGCACCAGCTCTCTTAAGTGGCGTCCATGCAGCACCTTCGCTAGTCCTGCTGAAAATCAGCATTCTTTGGGCAGCACTGAAGTCGAACAATATCCGGTACTGATACCAAGTACCAGGAGTAAATGCCTGTATCGTATCTAGCGTAGCAGTGTACCCGTTTCCTGTTGGGTCAGTAGCCTTGCCCGTGGAGACCTTCAGGGTGCTATTAGATGGAGTAACGGAATCGGTAAACCAAGTCATGTTAAATGCTCGATCTGCTGCGGGTGTTGCCGTTCCAGTAGAGTTTTCGTAATCAAGCACCGAGGAGAATTGGGCACTTAGAGATCCAGACTTATACCAAAATAGCAGTTCCACGACATTGGCGTTTAGAACTTCGTTGCTCCACGCTCCGGTGTTTAGTCCATTGGCTCCCTTGAACTTCATGCACACGGAACCGATAGCTGCACCAGCGTCATACTCCATGAATGGCGAGTTCGGGGAGTTCCATACCGCCCCATTAACATTACCGATTGTAACGGAGGTTCCATCAGTGCCGCTCTCAAATCCATTCTGAATGACATATAGGGGAGTGACGTTGCCTGCACCACCCAGCGCAGTTATTCCCGCATTGCCAGTTGCTCGCACACTAGGTGCCGTGATTGCGTTGGGAGTGTCGTCACCACCTACGGTACCAACACCACCCCCGCCAGACGCCGCCTTATTTGGACTCCATGTGTCAATGAGTCCAGGGCTAACCCCTCCACCCAATGTCGCAACGCCACCACTAACAGCTCCAATTGGAATAAGGTCAACCTTGAACACATTGCCAGACGCGCCAATAGGAGAGCCTACCCCACCGCTACCCGCAACAGGTAGAACCTGGAATAGATTTCCAACTCCACCCGCTATTACACCACCATGACCCCAAGCGTTCAGGTCGCTAGAAACCTCAATGCCGTCTGGCGGAAGGACTAGACGTGGTGCTGGATTGGCAACCCCCGTCACTCGGAACCACACACGAGTTGTCAGGTCATGGGTCACTCTGCCGATTGCTAGGTTCTGACCCGCCGCAGCATACGTGATTCCATCAGTGGACATCTCAACGTACTGGATTCCAGGAATCTCATATGCGGGATGTTCGTGAGTGTCCACGTTCGTGGCAATGTAGCAGGAACCCACTGCCCCGACGCGCACGACAACGTCTGGGGCTATGGGCTTGAATAGCGTGTTGGAGTTATCCCCCTCAGAGAGGAGATCGCCGTCCAACTCATAGGCGACAATGCGCGGGTCAGCCATGCCACACTCCCTCTAGTCCTCGGTGTCCTAGAAAGTGGAGGCAGCGTCCCAGTCGCCAACTGCGGTACGTCCACCAGTGAAACGAGATGTGAGACTGGTGGTCATGTCGGCAGCGAACCACTCAATGTAGTCCGTGTCGGCATAAGTGTAGTCCAACTCAGCCTGAAGGATAGCGTCTGGAACCTGACCCGCCGTGCCAGCCACGCCACGGAACATGTAGATGGCGTTATCGGCCATTTCAAGCCTACCGCCAGCAGACAGGGTTCGGTTGGTGTCAAGTGGAAGGATGTTTGTCTTTGCCGTGCCACCATTGGCGGCAGACCAGATCTTGAATCCACCGACGGTGATGTCCGCACCAGTGGTGACGACACCCGTCTGGTACGGCGGTGTTGCTACGTTTAGATACTTACGAGCACCCATGATTCCTCCTAGTTAAGTGGAAACCCCTTGCGTGTGTATGATACCACGCAAGGGGCTTTTCGGTCACACATGTTGCTACTCGACTACGTCGTCGAGCGTGGCGGGGATATCGTCCCCATCCTGAGCCTCTCCGCTGTCGTCAGCAACAACGGCGGGTGCGTCCTCACCAGCGGCAGGGATTGACACCACGGGCACGTCTTCGTCGCCTGCGTCAAACCGCTTCGCAGCCTTGAGAGCGTCAGCCTTCGCCAGCGTCTTGCAGAGCAGCTTGCCCTCGTCATTGGTACGACGGCTGGCAGCGCACTCAAGCATCTCGTCGGTGGCGTCAAGCACGATCTGACCAGCGGAGTACACGTTCGAACCAAACGTCAGTCCGTCGACCAAGACCTTGATTGCCTTAACTTCCGGCATGAGTTTTCCTCCTCTCGGGGTCATCGTGAGGGGGAGGTTGCCCTCCCCCTCGGTGACAGGTCAGAACTAGCCGACCGTGCAGTACAGGTGCCAGTCGGTGTGGTACATGACCGGAAGACCGTACTCGCCGACGATGACCTCAACGGCGATCGGATCGTCGTCAAGATGGAAGATCGGGCGAGCGAACTTGCCGCTCTGCGGGTTCTGACCGCCGTGGTGCATGTTCGGCGTGGACATGAACTCGCACCAACGCTCAGGAACGCTGTTGGGAAGCGCGAGCATCTTGCCGTCCGCCAGGAACGGAACGAACGTGCCGGAGTCGTTGACGTACCCAGCATCGTTGATTTCGATGGGAAGCCCACCGAGAGCCTCGTTGACCGCCGCCTGAGGAACCAGTGCGCCGGAACGGACGAGGTCGTAACCGAACTGGTACTGAATCAGGGCGCGGATCGCGCTGTTGGCGGGGAGATAGTTGTAGGTCACCTGATTCATCACCATCTTGCCGATGCGAACGGCGGTGCCACGGAAAAGGAGCTTCCATGCCGCGATGTTGGCGATCGGGTCGGCTGTGGAAGTGGACGACCAGAGGGTACCCGCCGTGGGCTTGTTGCCCGACGGAACCTCATAGTCCACAGCCTGAGTGATTGCGTCCGGATAGGTGATAGTGATGGAACCCGTGAGCATCTGCCAACGCAGGTACTCGTACCGCGTCTCGAGCCTCGTGTTGAGGTCGGTGAGGCGGTCAGCGAGCATCTGGTTGCCGTACTGCTCGTCCCAAGTCCCCGGACGGCGCAGGTACATGAGGTCGGTCTCGCCAAAGACCATCTTCTCACGCCACTGAACCGACTGGAAGGACTTGTGTGACAAGCCCGGATGCTTGAGGATCGGCGTCGGTGCATCGGGGTAGACCGCAGGGGTCATGCCCGTTGCGCCGGAAAGGATGTCCCACTCAATGTTCTGCGTGGGGTAGTCCTTCATGGGACACCACGTCGCGCCGTGGAAGGTGGACGTGTCGGTCTTGATGTTACGAACAATACCCGTCATGATCGAGTTCTTCAAGAGCGGGTAAAGCTGTGCTCCTGCTCCAGCCATGAGTTGTCGCCTCCTTCCCTAGAACTTGAAGATAGCCCCGATGGAGCGTCCACCGAGGTCTGTCTTGGCGTTGGCGTCGAGTCCGGTGAGGTTTGCCTCAACGAATGCGCCCGAAATGTACATGTTCGCCGCAAGGCGAAGATCCGCTTGGTCAGCGGAAACGGTGGGATCGAAGTCGTCGCTGAGGATGCCCAGCGCAACGCCGACACCGACAGGGCTGTTGCCGTCGTCGTACGGGCGGTACAGACCGCCAGTGGTGACCTTCGCCATGATGGTACCCTTGACGATCTTGGCGGTGACGGCGGTGTCGAGCATGA